ATGGCAGGGCGCTCTCCTGCCGGGCGGGTATAGCTCAATGGTAGAGCACTAGCCTTCCAAGCTTGTGATGCGGGTTCGATCCCCGCTACCCGCTCCAGCAAAAAATCCCAGAAATCAGCCGTTTTTTCCGCCTTCCACTAGGCGAAGGCCTTTGCCGGCTGCGGTAACGGTGCGGTAAGCGTCGGGCGACAGTGCCTCGATTTCGCCAATGATCTCTTCCGTTGCGCCTAGGACCATGCCCAGATTTGCGGGGTCGGGGATCGCGTAAATGTCGCTGGTTGCGAAAGGGACGTGGCCCAGCATGATCTCGCCTTGCCGCCAGTTCGCCTCACCAATGCGTCGGCGCACCAGCGTTGCCATCGATCGACGAATCAGCTTCGGCCCGGCCTGCCTGTCCTCGGGCAGGCCCAGGTGCGCGCGCATCTTGTCCCACGAATTGCGGATGGTGCTGACCGGGATCCAAAGATCGTCCATCCCGTCGAGCAACGGGGCGCATTGGGCGGCGATCGGGACCATAGGCTGACGCTTGTTCGTTCGAAGGCGGCGGGCCGGGTTCAGATCCAGCACGCGCGCGTCAGCGTGCCACTGGTCGCGCTTGACGGCCAGCACGGTTTCGGGGCGCGCCCAGCTCGCGACGGCCAGCTGAAGGTAGCGCAACAGGTTCGTCCTGGTCGCCGCGATCATGGCGCGTTCTTTGTCAGAGCGGCCGCCGTCGGGCCGCAGGCAATAGTCGAACATCGCGGCGATCGTCTTGACGTCGGCGCGATAGGTGGGCGACCGTGCGACATCGACCTGCTGGCGGGCCTTGAACTGCGCTTTCTGACCGGGCGTTGCATTGATCGCGGCGGCAAACTGCATCACGCTACCCTCGACATGCGCGAGCGATCTTTCGCGCAGATATTCGCCTTTGCTGCTTGTGACAGGCCGCTTGAGTGCCCACGCGCGAAATTTGTTGATCCACGGTTCGTTGATGGCGGCGCACACGACCTTGGCGTCCGTTTCGGCCACATAGTCGATGATGTGCGCCAAGCGGTGCCGCGCGGCTGCTTCGCTGGCCTTGCCCTCGATCAGGATGAGATAGTCGGCAATCGCATCGGCGACGGTCGGGGATGCCTCATGTTCCCACGGTCGATGGCAATGCGGGCACATGCGGTGCCCGGTCTGGGTTAGGTAGTGGCGATCGAGCGCGATGCGCCCTTCCGCAACATCGTCCGTGCCCGCGCTAATGGATCGCTCGCGTCGCCGCTCCGAATCGTACCAGACGATTTCAAGGTTGGCTCGGCCGGCGCGGCGATGGAGCGCAAAGTCTCCGCGCTGGTAGAGCGGCTTCGGGCGCTTCGTTGCAGGCATAGGTTCCTCTGGTAGTCAGCAGCGGCTTGCGTCAGCATGTCATAGGCGCCGCTTGCGACCAGCAGGTCAAGATCGTTGGGTGAAAGCTGAATGCCCTTACCCTGTTCCAGTCGCCTGGACAGGCGGCGCAACAGGTCGGGTGGGGTAGGGGCGTTCATGCGGCGATCCTTTTGGCCCGATCCCGGCGAATATGCTGGTCGACATAATGGGCGACCCCAGGCCGGTCACTGCAGGGCAGATCGCGGCGATACCAGTCTAGCAGGTCGGCGAAGCACCAATAGCGTTCCCATTCGGTGAAGAAGGGCGCCGTGGCGTCGCCGTAGCGGGCCGTCATTTCGGCCATGGGCATGTCCTGCGCCCAAGCCCCCTTCACGCTGCTGTCCGAGGCGGCGAAGGCGCGGCGCATGGCGCGTTCGGCCCGGCGGGTGCTTTCCTCCAGTGCTTCGACCTTCTCGGTCAGAGTCGCCGGCTCGGCCTTGACACATTCCAGCGTGACGACCCAGCGCCAGTCCGCCGCGATGGCACGCCAGACGCGGATTTCCTGCGCCGCCTGATCGGCCGAGAGCTTGCCCGCCTCAATCAGCGTCGGGTATTGCGCCTCGCGGCGTTGGACGGCGGCGGTGGCCTCATCGGCTAGCGGCGCGTAGCGATCAAGCCCGGTCATTGGACGCGCCTGCCCGTATCGACGCCGAGAGACTTAACCGACGTTGCCGTAGCATCCAGCACTTCGCAATCAGCGCGATCGAGATGCACCACGATCGCCAAGGCTTGGCTCAGTTCGTGATCTCCAACGATCATCGCGTCGTTCACCGTCCCCTTATGCGAAATGATTATTGATATTTCCGCCTCGACGTCGGCTGGCATGACACCATGGAGATTATCGATCGCGGCGGCCGCCATTTGAAGGAGCTGATCTCGCAGCGTCATGCCGCCATCCTTTCCACTTCGCCGTCGCTGGCGACGTTCGCTCGGGCCAGCGCTTCGGACATGACAGGGGATACGCTGTTGCCGCACATGCGGACCTGCGCCGTCTTGGTGAGCGGGCGGCCGTTGACCATCAGATCGATGATGTAATCAGGCGGGAAGCCCTGCGCGGCGAACAGCTCGCGCGGCGTCAGCATCCGCATGCCGATATCGACGATGACATAGTCTTCACCGCCGATCGTCACGACTACCAAGCCGAAGCGGTCCTTGGTTGTGACGGCGCCCAGCGGGCCGCCCAGTCCGTGACCATCCTGCTCATTGCCGTAATATTTGACCAGGAAGGCGCGGACCTCCCTAAAGTGGCCGCCGCCGCTTGTCAGGGTGCCGATAGGCGCGTCATTGCCCTGTCCCACGCAGTTGTTGCGCAGCTTGACCAGATGGCTGGCCACGACGCCCTGTTGCGTCCCCCGCGCCGTGATGGTGCTGACAGGCGTTTGCGCGCTATGCCCGGCATGCAGGCCGCCGCGCGGCATCGTGTTGTGCTGCGCCATGAAGGCAGCGACCAGATATTGATGCGCGCCACCAGCGGTGATGGTGTGTGTCGGTTCGCCAGCGTCGGTGTGGGGCTTGCCGCTGTTGCGCATCGTCATGACGTGCGGAGCGATCAGCGCGATTTCTCCCCGGTGCGCGCCTGTGATGGTCGGGATCGGTTCGCCCGGCGCGTAGTTGCGGTCGGCGCTGCCATGGTGCGTCAGGGGCATGAAGAATGGCGTCACGACGGCGAACTCGCCGCCCTTGGCCGTCGTGATAGTGCGCAGCGGTTCGTCACCGGCATAGACGCGCCCTGCGCCCCATGTGCCGTTGCAGACCGGCACGATGAACGGGTGCGGCGCATTGATGACATAGCGCATGATGCCGGCGGCAATGCGGCGGCAGGTGGCATCCTTCAGCGGCCGCGCGCGGGTGAAGATCGACGGGCACGGGATGCTCCAGTCGATGATCTCCGCCGCCGTGCGCCATGGCAGCAGCTGGCCAGCCTCCACCGACGCGGTGCCGGGCTTGCCATGGGTCGGCCGGGGCCAGACGATCTTCTGACCGTCGCAGCGGGCGATCATGAAGAGGCGTTTGCGTGAGGTCGGCGCGCCATAGTCGCAGGCGCGCAGCTCCTTCCATTCGACGCGGTATCCGGCGCGGCGCAGCTTCGCCACCCACAGGTCGAACGTCTTGCCCTTCGCCTTGGGGCATGGGCGGCCGTCATCGGCCAGCGGCCCCCATGTCCGGAATTCCTCGACATTTTCCAGCATGATGATCGCCGGGCGCAGTGTCGGCCCGAGACGGTCGATCCAGTGATGCACGACCCATGCAAGGTCGCGGATATTCTTTTCGACCGGCTTGCCGCCCTTCGCCTTGCTGAAATGCTTACAGTCGGGTGAGAACCAGGCGAGCCGCACCGGACGCGGGCGCATGTCGCCATTGTCGTTGGCGAAGGTTACCGCCTCCAGCGGATCGACCGCCCAGACGCTCTGGCACAGATGCCGCGTCGTCGGGTGATTGGCGGCATGCATCGCCACCGCCTCGGGATCATGGTTGACGGCAACGTCGACCTGCCGGCGCAGCGCCAGCTCGATCCCGGTCGAGGCGCCGCCGCCGCCGGCGAAGTTGTCGACGATGATGCCGTCGTTCCAGTCGCGCGCAGGTGCGGCGCGATCGAGGTCGATCAAGAGAGCGCTGCTCATGGTTTAAGCTCCTCAATCGGGCTGACCATGAAATGCCCGACGCCTTTGACCATCCGCGCTATTGTCACCTCGGAGATGGTTGAAAGGTCTATCGCCCCGCCCCCGTGCCGCACGGAAACATGATTGATTTCGACGCAGGGACAGGAGCCGGCGAAGCCAGAGCGCCCCAAGGGCGCCCCACTGCCAGCGAAAATGTTCGCGTGCGTCATGGCTGGCCCTCCGAAATTGCGCATTCTCGCGAGATGAAAGTTTCGAGCGCGTCCATGGCGAGGTCTTCGGCATCAATGGCTTCGTCGCAGGCCTTCTTGGCGGATGAAAGCGTAGCTTCGGCCTGATCGACAGCCTTGATAGCGCGCAGATGTGCGACCTTGGCGCGGCGCACATCGTCGCAAAGATCGATGAAACTGCGCCCTCCCTTGTTCGCCAACGCGAGTTCAGCGGGGCTCATAGCGCCAGCCTCCGTTCGATCAGGTCGGCAGGCAGGCCAGTCACGCGCTCCAGTTCGGCACGGAAGGCGTCGCGGGCCATGGACTGGTTTTCCAGTTCGCCGGCATATTGGCCGACCATGGCCGTGTCGGTCGCGGTGCGCGCAGCGAGACTGGCCACATGGCCGGAAACCATTTCCAAATGCAGTCCGGCAAGGCCGAGCGATGTAAGATGGTGAGACAGACCTGAGGGACGCCCTGCGTCGCGGCTCGACGGAGTGACGTCGCTGTTGCTGATGTAAAGGCCCCGGAAACCGCGTGCGCCCAGATCAAGCCGCGTTGGCTGGAACCCCGCATAGCCCATTGCGGTCTCCAAGCTACGCGGTGAACCGGCGTCATGGCCACGCATGCGACACCACTGCGAAAAACTCTCATGCAGTGCGTCGAGGCTGACATTTGCCCCTTCGCTATCTTGCGTGTGGGCGGCCAGATATGTGCGCAGGAGCGCAAGCGTCGGGCCGCTCATGCCCAGATCGCCCAGGCAACAAGGGCGACCGACCCGACGAGGGCGGCCAGCGACACGATCATATAGAGGAATGCGTTAATCTCAGCTTCAAGCGACCGGTCGATGGCCGCCTGCTGTTCGGGCGAGAAATCGGAGTAGGGCATTGGTGCCTCCCGTTGGTGACGGAAGGCATAAACACCATATCGGTGTTACATGTCAACACCGATATGGTGTTTAATCGTCGTATACTTCATCTGGCCACCAATCGGCATCGTCAGAACCGGGAGGCGGCCAATCGAATGCTCGTGAATCATCTGGTGTCGGCAGCACCGGCTCGGTGCCATCCGTATGAACACGAATGATCGCGCCCCACTGCGCCGTCTCTTGAAAGATCGCCGACACGCCGCCTCGGCTCATTGCCGATCCGATCAATTGCGCCCGTTCGGCGCGAACATAGCCAATCTGGATTTGCCGATTTGAAAAAACGGCTATTGCACGGGGATCGACAGGGTTCCTCGGTTCAGGAACCAAGTGCACTGGTTCGCCCGGCAAGCATAGTGCGATCTCGAAGCGCCTTGCCGGTCCTTTCTTGTTTGGATGGTCAGCGCCGACAACGGCCAGCGACAGTCGTTTCACATCTCGCGCCCAAACCAGATAGCGCGGCCATGTATGCGCAGTTCGTCGGCCGCAACGTCGAAGTCGGGCCCACCAGCAACCTTATTATCGGACGATATCATCAACCGGCCCGACCCTGCTGCGCGCAGCCGCTTCAGTCCATGGGCGCCGAAGTGATCAATCCAGTAAATTCCATGCATCCGCGTCAAGGCGCGATCGGCCGTATCAATTAATACCCGGTCTCCTGTGCGCAACGTAGGCTCCATGCTGTCGCCAATACCCCGGATCTGGCGGAGAAAATGAAATGGCGATCGCGTGAGGATGCGGAGCAGCCCAAGGTCCCATTTCACTGGTTCTTCTTCAATCATGTCTTCGATGAGGGTGCCCGGTCCCATCGACACGGAAAGATCCAGAGAAATGATATCTACCGTTCCATCGTCGGCGGATGCGCTGCGTGTTGGCAGTCGATCCGAGAGGATATAGCCGTCGTTTGCGGCGCCAGGTGTGATTATATCGCCAACCGGTACGCCGAATGCGGTTGCCGCCTTCTCGATCCAATCGGTGTTGAGGCCGCGCATCCCCTTTTCTAGTCGCTCGATCTGCTGGGGCGTGGTGCCCATTCGCTTGGCCAGTTCCGGCCGCGCCCAGCCCTTTGCCTCCCGAAAAGCAGCAATGTTGTTGGCAATTGTCATGCTTCCTCTTGCACCAAATTGGTGCCGCACGCCCATACTCCAAATTGGTGTTGACAGGATGGTGTTGTTAGCACCATATCGGTGTCGCACGGAGGAATTAGATGCAGCTTCAAGACTGGTTGACCATGAAAGGCCTGAGCAATCCGCAGTTCGGCAAGGCGATTTCTCGCACTGCCGAAGCGGTCCGCCGCTATGCCAGTGGCGAGCGCATCCCTGATCGCGACACGATGACCGCAATCGTGCGGGAAACGGACGGCGCTGTGATGCCAAACGATTTCTACGGCGTTGATCATGACGAGGCTGGTAGCGCCGAAGTCGAGCTGTCGTCGCCCGGCAAAAACAACGATCTTGCCGCAGCGCAGCAAAGCGAGGCGGCGTGATGTCTCGCACCATCGTCCTTTCACCTGAACAGCAGTCCGGCAAAGCGGCATTCGCAGCCAGCGTCAAAGCGTTCGGCGGGCAAGAAGCCGCAGCGTCCGAAACTGGCGTTCGTCGCCAGAAAATCAGCGACATGGGCCTGCGTAACATCGCCGAATTTCCCACGCTCGACCTGATCGACGCGCTGGAAGATCGCACGGTCGGCCTGCCTGGCTGGCCCCATGTCACTCACTGGTTGTGCCATCGCCGTGGTGGCGTGTTCGTGCCGCTTCCCCAAGGTGAAGATGACGCCGATGGCATGATGGTCACCGTCGCCGAACTGGCCGGTGAGCTGGGCGACGTGTCCCGCGCCATTTCCGAAGCGGTCTGCGCCTCTGGCGATGGTGGTCGCGATGTCACGGGCGCCGAAGCCGCCGCCGCGCTGGCTGAGCTGGACGGCCTCGATCGCACATCGGCGCAGCTGCGCCTGAAACTTCTTTCCAAAATGCAGGGAGAGCCGAAATGAACGATTTGAGCGGTTTTCGTCCTTTTAGCCTGGGCGTCTTTCGTGACGCGCTGATGGGCGGCGGCATCTATCAGGGCGCACAGCTGATCATCGCCTGCCAGATCAAGCATCTTGGCTGTGTCGAGGCGCGGGCGTCCAGCAAGGGCGCGGTCGCGCTGGCAGACTGGCTGATCGCTAAGGCCGATTTCATCGATCGCCCGAAGCCGGGCTGCCATCCGCTCAACAGTGGCACGACGATCGAGCGTATCCTCGCTGGCGACATCCTGCCCGAAGAAGAATTCGCGCTGTCGCTCGCCGAGGCGACAGAAGGCGCGGTGCTGCCCGAGATGTTCGGACTGCCCACAGATACAGGATCTTCCGCGTCGGGGACTTCCCCCCTGACCACCGACGCGGGGGAGAAGGCGTCGGAGCCGGTGGAATTCACCCCTGACCCGGCTTCGGCGCCTTCATTGATTGGGAATTTGCCACCGCTTGGCGTGCTGGGCGGGCAGTTGCCTTCGGGTCGGCTGTTCCACCCGATCGCGGATGGCCGCTTTCCCGGCGGCTTCGTGCTTACTGGGTGCGGCATCGCGATCAACCTGGACGAAAGCACCGCCACTGCCCTGCGCGACGCGGTCACCGCCGGGCTGGATCATCTGCGCAGCGCGCGCACGGGTCGGAGGGCCGCCGCATGATCGTGCAGGACAAGGTGCTGACGGCATGGCTGGCAACGGCCAAGCATGGCGAAACGATGGTCTATGCGCGGGCGACAGCGCTGCCGGCAGGATCAAGCGTGGCGAAACGGCTGCGCGCACTGGCCGAGGCCGGCCATGTCGTATTGAGCCAGGAACGGCGGGAGCATGGACCGGGCGATGAGAATTTCCGGTACATCGTCAAGCGCACGGCGGTGCAGTTGCCCGCCCCGGACGGATCGCTGAACGTGATAGGTTTGCGGCCGATGTCCGCCTGCAAGCCGCAGGACAAGCGCACGGGCGCGTGTGCGGCGGTCGCTCGCGATATCGCGCCGCATGTCCGGTCGATCCTGGCCGAGGGAGATCGGAAGAGCACACGTCTGAACTCCAGTCAC